GCAGGGCATGGAAGAGTATTAGCTGCCCGGAAGTTAGGCATGGACAAAGTTCCGACAGTCGAGCTTTCGCACCTGACAGAGACCCAGCGCAAAGCATATATAATTGCAGACAACAAGCTGGCCCTCAATGCGGATTGGGATATGGAAATGCTCTCCCTTGAGATGGGAGGTCTGAGTGATGAAGATTTTGACTTGTCATTGATTGGGTTTGATGTAGGCGAGTTAACTGAAATTATGTTTAAGCCAGATTTTGAGCCTGGGTCCGAAGACGATCAAGGACGATTAGACCAGAAAACGCCAACAACATGCCCCGAATGTGGTCATGAATTTGAAGCCTGAACTAAAGCTGGACTGGGCAACCCATAAGGCGGCAAAATATGCGGTTGAGCATTGGCATTACAGCCGATCTATGCCAGCCGGTAAAATGGCCAAGGTGGGCGTTTGGGAGTGCGGGACTTTCGTAGGCGTTGTTTTGTTTAGTCGGGGCGCAAACAAGTCCCTTGGCGACCCTTATGGGCTAAAGCAAACAGAAATATGTGAGCTTTCTCGCATAGCACTAACAGCACACAAAACGTCAGTTAGTCGAATTATAAAAATAGCCATCATAATGCTAAAAAAGATTACGCCGGGGGTGCATTTAATTATTAGCTTTGCAGATACGGAGCAAGGTCATCACGGCGGCATCTATCAGGCAACGAATTGGCTCTATACTGGGAAAACAAATAGCGCCGATGAATATTTGGTTTTTGGCAAGCGAATGCACGGTAGGTCAATGCGAGCAAAATATGGGTCCCACATAGGCAAAGATTTTATTAAAAAAATAAAAGGGTCGGAAAAGCACAGATATTTATTACCGTTAGACGATGAAATGAGGGTAAAAATTGAACACCTAAAACAACCATACCCAAAGCGTGAGAAGCAAGCGATGGACGTTCCCACGTCACAGCGGCGGGGTAGCACCGACCTTCACGCTCCAGTTAAACCAAGCGAACAGGCTGAATTAGAGGGTAGCGGGGCAACCTTCCCCACTATAAAAAAGGATGCCGCCTAGAAAAACAAACGGAGTGACATTCAAGCCGACCGATGAAGAGCGGAAGCTGGTCGAGCAAATGTGCGCTGTAGGTATCCCGCAGGAAAGCATATGCCTGGTTGTAAGAGACGGGATAGACGACAAGACCCTACGAAAGCATTTCAGGCGGGAACTGGACACGGCCAAAGTTAAGGCAAACGCAAAGGTAGGCGGGGCGTTGTTTAACAAGGCAATGGCCGGTGATACGTCCGCTGCTATATTCTGGGCCAAGACACAAATGGGCTGGAAGGAAACCCAGCAGATAGACACCAATATATCGGTGAACAAGATAGAGCGGATCATTGTCGACCCTTCAAATACCAACACCTAGAGCGTTTGAGGAACTACTCCCGCCTATACGCTATAAGGGCGCATGGGGTGGAAGAGGTTCGGGCAAGAGCCATTTCTTTGCGGAGCTTGCCGTTGAGAAGTGCGTGATGAACCCTGGGACCAGAATTGTATGTGTTCGGGAGGTTCAAAAGACACTAAGGGAATCAGTCAAGAAACTGGTAGAGGACAAGATCAAAGACCTTGGAGTCGAGAAGGATTTCAGGGTATTGCACGACGGGATTGAAACACCCGGCGGCGGTATTGTCATATTCCAGGGTATGCAGGACTACAACGCCGAGAGCATAAAATCATTACATGATATGGACGTTGCCTGGGTGGAGGAAGCACAGACCCTGTCGGTCAGGTCTCTGGAGTTTCTCAGGCCAACGATAAGGAAAGATAAATCAGAGATATGGTTTAGCTGGAACCCCAGGCATACAACAGACCCTGTGGATCAGTTCTTCAGGTCGGAAACACCGCCACCCAACGCCGGGGTGGTAAAGGTAAATTACGAGGGCAATCCGTTCTTCCCAAAGGAACTGGAAGCAGAGCGGGTTTACGATGAGAAGTTCAAGCGTGAGCGATACGCTCATATATGGCTGGGTGACTATGAGCCGACGGCAATAGGAGCCATCTGGGATCGGGCAACGCTACATTCGGGCAGGAGAAAAGAGCCGCCTGAAATGAACAGAATAGTGGTAGCTGTAGACCCGGCGGTGAGCGATACGGACGGCTCAGATGAGCATGGAATTATAGTCTGTGGTGTAGGCGAGGACAGTAAGGGTTATGTTCTGGACGACCTATCCAGGCACGGTTCGCCTAAGCAGTGGGCGGAACAGACAATAGCGGCCTATGACAAGTGGTCAGCAGACGCGATAGTCATAGAGGTTAATCAAGGCGGAGATATGGTTCGGCATACGCTTGAGAGCGTGAGGCCGGGGTGTCGTATCCTGGAGGTCAGGGCGACAAGGGGCAAACATGTGCGAGCGGAGCCGATCTCGGCTCTCTACCAGTTAGGGCGCATATCTCATGCCGGGACATTCGACCAGTTGGAAACCCAGCTTTGTCAGATGACATCGTCAGGGTATCAGGGTGATGGTTCGCCCGACAGAGTGGACGCTATGGTATGGGCATTTACTGAGCTATTCCCCAAGCTGAATAGACAGAAACCTAAGATTGACCACCGCAATAATGTAGGCGGGTCGTGGATGGGATAATGGACGACATCGTAAAAGAAGCACTTGAGGCATTCGAGACTTGCCAGGAAGCGGAGGAGGAGAACCGCGAGGCCGCCGAGAGCGACATAAGGTTCGCCCGTCTAGGTGAGCAATGGGACGAGGCCGACAGGAACAAGCGTAGCCGGGAAGGCAGACCCGTTCTGACGATCAACCGTATGCCAGCGTTTATAAGACAGGTAGCGAACGACGCCCGACTGAATACGCCCAGCGTTAAAGTATTCCCCGTGGACGATACGGCAGACGTGGAGTGCGCGGAGATACTCAACGGACTCCTGAGGAACATACAGGTTCAGAGTAACGCCGACGCTGCCTACGATACGGCGATGAGCGATGCGGTCACTGGAGGGTTTGGCTACTTTATCATTGATGTGGACTATGCCTTCAATGATACGTTCGAGCAGGATATTCTCATCAAGAGGATTGCCAATCCGTTCACGATACACGGCGACCCTAGAAGCACGGCGATAGATAGCAGCGACTGGAACATAGGGTTCGTCTCGGATGTAATGAGTCACGCTGAGTTCGAGAAGGAATTTCCCGACGCAGATAAGGTGGATTGGGACGCTGACTTTGAATCAGAGAAAGACCTCGACTGGATAACAGAGGACTCGGTTAGGGTTGCAGACTACTGGAAACGAACAGAGGAACCCAGACCTATAGTTCTATTAAGTGACGGGCAAGTAATAGACGAAGAGGTCTATGAAAAGAACAAAGACTACTGGGACGTGTCTCAAGTATTCGTGGAGAACACCCGCACGGTTAAGTCCTGGAAGGTCAAGAGATATACTCTCAGCGGCCAGGAAGTATTAGAAGAAATCGACTGGCCGGGGATGTATATTCCCATTATTCCAGTATACGGCGAGGAGAGTTGGGTCGAGGGAAAGAGACACTTTAAATCTCTGATCAGGGACGCGAAGGACCCGCAGAGAATCTATAACTACTGGAGAACGGCCTCGACGGAATTAGTAGCTCTGGCTCCCAAGGCTCCCTTCATTGGGCCTGTTGGTGCGTTCGATGAGGACGGGGATAAATGGGCGACGGCTAACACCGACAGCCATCCTTATCTACAGTATGACGGACAAGTAGCGCCGCAGAGACAATCATTTGCAGGGCCGCCGGCGGGAGCCTTACAGGAAGCCCTTAACGCCTCGGACGATATGAAGTCCGTGATTGGAATGCACGACGCTTCTTTAGGCGCGAGGTCGAATGAGCAATCAGGCCGTGCGATTCTAGCGAGACAGAGGGAGGGGGATGTTTCAACCTTCCACTTTATCGACAATCTCAATAAGGCCATTCAACATGCCGGGAAGATAATACTTGATTTGATTCCTCATGTTTACAGTGGCGAGAGAGTGGTCAGGGTTCTGGGTGAAGACGACAAGGCCGAGAACGTACAGGTCAATCAGCAGATCCCCATGATGCAGGACGGCCAGCCGGTCATGGATGAAATGGGTCAACAGAAGGCGAGAATATACGATCTAACGAAGGGTAAATATGACCTGGTAGTCAGAAGCGGGCCGAGCTTTACGACAAGACGTGAAGAAGCTGCGACCCAGATGATGGAACTTCTAAGGGTGTATCCAGACGCCGCGCCTATAATCGGGGATATATTCGCCAAGCATCTCGACTGGCCTGGAGCCGACGAGATAGCCAAGCGGCTGGAGAAGCTAACACAAGGTCAGCCTGAAGATCCGGAGAAAGCCGCTTTGGCAGCGCAGTTACAAATGGCGATAGACCACATCAGGAAACTGGAGGGCGACCAACAAGTCGATGCAGCCAAGGTCCAGATCGACAAGGAGAAGCTCAACCTTGATAGACAGAAGGTGGGCATAGATCAGTTCGAGGCTGAAACCGACAGGATGGAAGCCCAGGCGGAAATACAGAAAGATTTAGCACAGGCCCAGAGTTACGGGACTGTCACCAATTACCCCTTCCGGGGGTAAACCGACCAACCCTGCGGGGAGTCGGAACCACAACCCATGAGGTAAACTATGGCTGACGAACAACCCGACGAGGGATTCGTTGACGATTCCGAAGAAGAGGAATCAACCCAAGCCCCTGAAGCGAAAGAAGCGGAAGAGGCTGAACAGGAACCAACAGAAGAGGGTGAGGAGGACTCGGAAGAGCAAACCGAACCGCCCCCTGAAGTGGAGACTGTCGAGTTCGAGGGGCAAGAGTACAATATACCCCCGGAATTAAAAGACGCATTCCTTAAAAATAAGGATTACACGACCAAGACTCAGGAGATGGCGGAACAGCGGAAGGATCTGGAGACCGATAGACAACGGTTCCAGGAAGCCATTCAGTTGCAGACCGCCCATACTGAGGCTTACACCCAACTAGGCATACTGGACCAGCAACTAGCTCAATACAATGATCTGGACTGGAGTACATGGGCTGCCCAAGACCCGAATGCCGCGCAGCAAGCGCAAATACAGATGGGTGCACTACGGGAACAACGAACGCAAGCTCAGGGGAAGCTGCAATCTCTACACGCCGAAACTCAACAACAGATGCACAATCAAACGGCAAAGGAAGTTGAGCAAAATCGCGCAAAGATAGAGAGGTCAGTCCCTAACTGGAGTTCAGATACCGAAAAGGCTGTTTTTGAGTTTGGGATACAAAGCGGCCTAACCGAGAGTCAACTGGCCGGGACGAACTACGATCCTGTTCTAATAGGGATCTTAAACAAAGCCCGACTATTTGATGAACTTCAACAGAAGCAGACCGGCTCGAAACCCAAGAAGTCTGAACCTGTCCCGCAAGCCACGAGGGTAAAACCCAAGAGGACTGCCCAGAAGGGCTTGCATGACAATCTAAGTGTGGAC